ATAGCTAAATGAGATGGGTGACGTTTTTTACCTACATCAAATCCAGCAAAAACAAAATCAGCATCTATTTCATGTTTAGTATACGGGTCTAAAGATTCCAAAGAAGAATTTTCACAATTACTGATATCTTCATCATTCAAGTAACTCTCAGTACTCAAATACGGAGTGAGCATCATTTCAGATGCAAATGACTTTGGACGAATATTTTTTTGATGTAATAATTCTGCTTCCGTATAAAGTTCTGGCATCAAGACTCTTCTACCGGGAATTGGGTCTAGTGCTGGAAGAACTCGTGAAATGAAGCGTTCATCACCCTGTAGTTTAAATAGTAAATCTCCAGGCAACATAGGAGTACCAAGAACAATCACCGGAACATTCTTGTTAGGTATATACAGTGTTTCAGTATAAAACCACTCCTCAATTTTAGCGAGACTAGAAATATTCAGAGGGTTTTCAGGGTCACGCATAAGGTCATCACAAATAAGTGCGCCATTCAAATGCATACCACGTTTAAATGAAAAAAGACCGCCATGCATAACTTCAGCACGAGAACCGTTAACCAAATATCTAAACGAATAATCAGCATTAGGAGAACGGTCAGTCATCCAATCCATTAACTGAGGATTTCCACGTATATGGCGATTCATTTCAGAGATATGATAACGAGACATTCCATCGCTGTAAGAAAGATAAAGTATAGACATATCTTTAGGGGAATTTAAAATACGCCAAACACAAAAAGCATACCCCAAGATGGTCGATTTCATATGACCTCTTGGAAGTATACCAACATAATGTTTATTTTCTTCTAAAGCCCTTTGTACATCTTCACATATGACACCAACGTGCCATGCGTTGAAATAGCTTTGATGCTCGTAACCTTGACTCCAGATATCTCGTGTAAATTCCCAAAATGTACCTGTATTAATTGAGTTTTGATTATCTAGAGTATCTATAGCCTCTTTCAACCCATCTTCAAAAGTTACTAGGTTATCAGTTTTTCTGCTATATGTTCTAGGCATTGAACACCCTCAATAAAAATTATACGTCCTTATACTTCACTAGCAACTTCCTAAAATCTCCAGCTAAACTCTTTAACACGGCTTCATCATCAATATGGTTCAGAATGATAGACATACACTCCTGAACAAACTCAAGATTAATTAAACCACCACGAACTTTACGCTCCCCTTGAATACCTATGTCCATAGCCCTAGTTGCTTCCATCGCATCACCAAACTGCAATGTCTCTAGAGCGGAACGTCCTTTATCCGAAAGATATTTGTAACTATCCAGTTGTTTTTTCTGGTCAGTTACTATCTCATCATCATCCAGTTCAGAAAGTTTTTGAACAACAACAATTTGTTGTCTAGCTTTTAAATCTTCCCAATCATATTTCCGTTTCCAAGCGTAAAGAGTATTAGAACTAATATCTCTCCCAAACTCATCACTGAGAATCTCAGCCATCTTAGGGAATGAGTTACTCCCACCCAGATATAATTCTAACGCTCGTTTACGCTCTTCCTCAGTAGATGTTTGTGACCGCATTAAACATTACCTAATACCAAAAGCAGAACTTGGGTCAACTGGCCCTGGTATTATCCCCCCATATGGAGTTCCATCCGATTGCAACATCCTAGCAAAATCCATATGACCTTTGTATCCTTTATCAGACCGAACTGTACATATGGCATTTCTATGAACTACTTTCTCGTCTATACCATTACCGCCAATTACCTTCAACCTAATACCTATATCAGCCCTACCACAAACCCCATGAAATGAATCATCTTTAAAAGGTTTATGATTCTTACCACGATTCACAAAATACTCATATGGTAAGGATACGTTAAACAAACATTTATCATCGTTACAATACACAACCTTTGCGTATCGCTTTAGAACCTCAACACACTGGTCATCAGACTCACACTTACATGAAACCTCAGCATCTATGCAACACTGTCTAGACTCTATTTTTTTCTTAACCATACTACTCCAAAACACCCTGTGGTTCTTCAGGCTCGTTATCCACAAGTAAATCTGTAATTGTTTCTTTTCGCCTTTCGGTTCTACGAGACATGGCTTTAAGATAATCATCTGAATTATCAACTAAGAAATGCAATTCTTGATTATCTATAAACTCATACAAACGGTCTGGATGTGTGCTGAAATTCATCCAGGCTTGTACATCGAGTCCAAACCCCATCTGATTAACTGTAACTCGTGAAGTTAAACCTAATAAATTACCTGTATCTCCGTGAAATAGACCACCACCAGAGTTACCAAATATAGCAGGGGCATTTGCCATCAAATAGTTTTTCTGTTCTATAATCTCACGTAGAGATGTAATAGTTCCACTATTACCAAATGGGTCATGCAATAAACTACAACCAGATGTTACTACGTTATCAAATAAACGTAGCGACTTAATTTCATCTTCAGGAATAATAGTAGCTACATAATCCATTTTGTTAGGATTGTGTAGCTTAATTGCCGCTAGGTCATGATGTTTATCATATGCAATTATATCACCCGTAGTGGCATTGGAGGATACTAATCTACTACCCAAGTATTGGAAAATTTCAACTACAACTTCCTCAAAATAATCTGTCTTACGATTACGTTTAAGGACGCTATCAAACTCATCCCTCATTTTAATAGCCGCATCTACTACATGCTGACATGTGAAAACTATGTTAATGAATTCATTCGGATTTTTAGGGTCTGGCTCTGAGTAAACAATAACTCCTGAACCACCAGAAGAACCAGCACGTACTCTTGTAACTGGATATAGAATCTGTTTATGAAGCTCGTCATTTCCCAGCATATACTCTTCTCCGCAATTTTAACTTAGGGTTCTCTTTTTGAATTCTCTCTAGAAAATCAAACCAATCCTCAACACGTTGATATTTACCACCTAAATTGATGCAATCTTTATTTTGATATGTGTCCATCAAAAAGCATTGTTCAGTAATTTTATCTTGATATTGAGCAATTTTATGGGGTGAATCATCCAAAAAATAATCGGCTATCGGTATATTATCAATGTCCTCCTTAAAATATATGGGGAAATTAATAGAAGGGAAATATTCATCTAGCCACTCATAAGTAATATCTTCCTTAGTTCTAGCAGTAAGTAAAAATAGTTCTACGTCATTCTCCAATAAACTTTTACATCCATCAACAGCCCCATCAATCGCAGGAAAATGGTCTATACCAGAAAAAACTTCCTCAAAAAGAATATTTTCTTCTTTAGTATTTAAACAAAAAAGAGACTTAAAATTATCCATAGTAATATCAGACGGGGAAATTTTAAGGCCATATAGTTTGTCTAAACAATAAACTAATCTAACATCAAAATCAGCCAAGACCCTATCTATATCTAAAGCAATCTTCAAAATTATACCCTAGTTCTACCAAATTTTACAAGACCCCACAAAGCTATACAAGCAGCATCAGCGTAGTCTTGTTCTGTAAAAACCTTACCCCATTTTATTTCTGCAAACTTCAAAATTTCTTCTTTAGAAGCCGCCCCATTTGCTAAAACCTCTTTCTTCCATGACTTATTATCTACTGCCCAATACGAAATATCATTTCTAAAAAGCTCTCTCTTGATACCAGCTATTACATTCGTAATAGTTATAGTTGCCTTCATATTTTGAATCATTATTGGGTTTTCAATTGTGGCTACACTATCCACAAATAAATCGGGTTGATTAAGTATATAGTCATTGAATTGAGTGCAAACACTGTTAAAACGTGCTTCTACATCCTTAGACGTATCAACACACTTATCCATCAAAATAATTTTCTCGTCTACATCTAGAACTACAAAATGAGCAGAACGAGAACTACAATCAATTCCTATGTAAAAACCCATCTAGACCTGCTCTCCACTACTAACTCGTAAAGCCACAACGCGACTAACTGCGTCATACATACTTTTATACGCATTACGTATACCAGCCAATCTAATGTATAAACCCTCTTCCTCAATAAACTCCTGTCTAGTTCGTTTCAAACTAGCATTAGTAGCGATTGCTTCTCCACGTAAACTTTCTTTATTAGGTCTACGTCTACCCTCCTCACCATATTTTTCTTCTAAAAGATACAGCATCCTATTAAGACCCTCTTCAAAACTCGATTCCAAGATAGTTTTTCTAGATTCGACAGAAGCTAGTTTTGCATCCAAATAAGAACGGAACCCTCCGAACAATAGCAAATAATTCTCTAAATCTTTATTTGTACAATCTTCTAAATCAGATATCTGGATAACTTTAGGGGCTTCTACATCAGCCTCTAATTTAGGCAACTCTAGTTTTTCAAAGTATGCATCAACTCGTCGCAAGACAGCCCCTATATGAGTATCGTTTTGTTGTGTTTCAAGCATTAACTTACGTTACTTCCTCGACTTCCTCGACTTCCTCTACGCTTAAACAATTGCACCATTTCTCATGTGTGATAGTAGATAATTTTGGAAGAACAATCATATTTTGTATTTTAATACATCTTTCTATAATAGAGTCCCATTCAGATGAAGACCGTTTAATATGAAACGACTTTAACTGTTGGTCATTCTTACACTCATAAAGAACAAACCCATTATCTATATTCAATATATTCA